CGGTAAGCAGCCGCTGAGCTATATTCAGCGCCTGACAAAGTTCAACAAGAAGCTGCTGAAGCTCATCCATTTCAATGATTCGGCAACACCGTGTGGCTCCTGCCTGGACCGGCACGCCTTTATTGGCATGGGACACATTGGCATTGAGCAGATGACCGCAGTAGGTCACCATTGCCACAGCCATAAGATTCCGATGCTAGTGGAGTGAAAAAATAGACGCCCTATCATTGGTACTTTAGTGAAGCCTTAAGAACGCGATTAAGAACGCTTAGCTGCTGCGGATTAGGGCAAAAGCGCCCATTCTCAATGTCGCGTATCGTATTAACAGGAAAGCGGCAATCCAAGTTGAGTTGCAACTGATTTTTTCCTAGCGCGACGCGCTTCTGCACAATCGTATTGCGCGACTCAGGTGTAAGACGACGCGGCAGGCCAATCTCTGAAGCAATGGCACTAGCGTCAGCAGACCGCACCGCAATAACCTTGGGTCCTATGGCGCTACCAAAACTGGAGTCACGATGGGGGTGTGAGCCGCCGCCCATTGTACGCTTAGTGCGCTTAGCAGTTACAACAGTCCAATCGCCGTCGTCCATTTTGAAACCATCTGAAAATTTCAGTAGATTTCATTTTTAATACACAAACGCATATTATTTAGCTAACAAAAAATAAGATACTATTAACTGCATTAAGACAGTATAGCACCAAATGGCTGGCTGCTCATGTATATTGTTCGTCAGAAAGATGCCTAACCAAGGACCTGCTAACAACATAGCAATAATGGGTATAGGTTGAAATGTCATTAATGTTGGTATAAAGAACATGAAGAAGTGCAATGCAATGCTAGGTGTAAAATAATTCTTACCGGCTGCCCGTAAACGTAAATTCCACGCTAAATGCCGCTCTCCCATAAATGAACAGGTGCGCTTACCGCATAGAGCCTCAGATTCCGTATCACACAACTCATTATCACGCACGAAAAAAAGTCGTGATAATAAAAGCAAGCCCGCTGCAAAGGACATATATAGAAATATAAAATGGGGTTTCTTGGTAAATGCAAAAAGCCAAATATTGAAAAATAGGGGTTGGAAACATATATGGAGATATCCCACATTCGTTAGGAATTTATTCCAAGGGTCGTCACATTTCTCAATAACGCTGTACTGAACGAACTGTATAATTTCCATCAATGAAAAATAAATTAACCCAATACCGGCATAAGCATTCATGCTATAAATGTATAATCCTGCAATAACACCGCCTAAGCCAAAGGCTAAACTCATAGGCTGTGAAAAGCACATTACTATTTGAAGAGAAAATAAAAATAACCGGGTTAAGGCATAAACACAACGCCTATTAAATAATAGGAAGATGAGCAGGTACCCAGTAGTCCTATTTTTTCGTTATGATAAGTACAATGAGGCGGACACATTAGTAAAAAATCCCGCGCTAAAATGCGATGTGCACATTACCAACCAGGCGCTAGATATAGAGAAACTTTACTCTACAGATGTTCACATTTTAGTGACGTATGGACCTAACGAAGCAGAATACCACAAGGATGTCAACCCTATAATCTGTCAACGGTTGCGAAAACGTTGGATACACCACTCAACTAAAATTGACCCTAAACAGTTTGAACGGGGTGTCAACTATTGTTTTATAGATAATGTGATTAAGAAAAGAGATGAAACGCGACCGACCTTTTCTGTTTTCACAACCTGCTTTAATTCCTTCGACAAAATCGACCGTCCATATTTCAGCCTCAAGATGCAAGAGGAAAAGGACTGGGAATGGGTAATAGTTGACGATTCCACGGATGAATCAAATTGGGACTATATTAAAAATAAATTCAAGGACGAACATAAAATCCGAATTTACAAACGTGCGCAAAACAGTGGAAATATAGGAAATGTCAAAAACGAAGCTATTGGCTTGTGCCGTGGTAAATTTATCTTGGAATTGGACCACGATGACGAAATTCTACCAAGCCTACTCAAAGACGCCGTTGACGGATTTACCAAGTATCCACATGTTGACTTTATTTACATGGACTTTATCAACTTATACGAAAATGGCAAAAATTTCTCCTATAGCGACTTTCTGTGTAAGGGCTTTGGCGGCTACTATTATCAGTACTACAGTCAAACACAAACCTGGGTAAAGGTATATGTGACGCCGCAAATTAACAACATTACCGCGTCCTATCTTTTCTGCATGCCGAACCATCCGCGTATCTGGAGAAGGGAGCCCCTTTTACAAATTGGCAGCTACTCTGAATTTCTTCCAATTTGCGACGACCAGGAAATTCTGCTGCGTACAATTCTAAATTTAAAAATACTCAAAATTCCTAAATTCACCTATGTACAGTATTTTAATAATAATAACTCCAATTTTAGTCTTATCCGTAATGGAGAAATTAACCGCTTGGGTCCCAATTACCTAACACCGCAATTCAAGGAAAAATACCCTCTAGAAAATAAATTCAAAGAACTGGGAGCAGAAGAAGACAAGCGGTATGACAGGCAACCTGTTCAGATTTGGAACAGGGAAAATTACGTTCCAAATTACATAAATGAAATTTACAATCCGGACTACGATAAACAACTGTGTATTATAAATCTACAAACATTAACAGATAACTTGGTTGAATTTCAAAGGGAGGCAATGAATTTACGGACGGACATAATTCTTCTTGCAAATTCTGAAACGTTGACACAAATAGTTGAATTTCTAAAAGTCAACAATTTACTGAAAATTAAATTCTACATACTGAAAGATGCGTCAACAGAAGCCCTAATAAAGTACTTCCATTACATTTATAAAAGCACAAAGGAATTCAAAATTTACGCGCCTTAGGACGGCGTTTTTCTGTGCGTCGCCTTTTAATTCGCATACGCTTAGTACGCCTCCTGCCGCCAGAAATGGAAGGAGCCTCCCATACTAATATAGGTTCAATGTCTGGTCTAATTTTTTCACGGATAATAATATTATAATATCGTTCAGTAACTGCTTTATCAGAGTTGTGTTTTAGATGTAGAAATTCGGCACGCCGCTCTGATTCTGAATCCCAGTTTCCGTCTCTAAAGCAGCTGCTCATGCCAATGTCTACAAATGCTAAGCGCGGTCCTGTAACTACATTAGGACAGCCGATAAGAACAAGTCCTCCACAATTACAAGATTTATATTCAGGACGTGCCATTATTTCATCATGGTGAGGAAAGTTTCCAGGCTCAGTTTGACAGTGACCAACTACAGTGAACCTATAAGTATTTTCAGGTTTACTAATTTGTGCGCATACATCTGCCGCGGACCCTTCCGCGTAAAAACGACTCCATAGCGGGCTACCAGTCCTCCAACCCTCTGACTTACATCTGCTAGGTTCGTCACATCCTAAGTATTTAGAATCATTTACATTAAGCAGAACTGGATTGAAATTACCAGAGCCGTCTATAGCTGATTGCAGCCGCATTAGTTCATTCTTATTATTTGCTATAAATTTACCATTATACGTTTTTGAGTGCATTCCACCATGAACAAAAGCAACTTCATTGTCGACACTTATAAATATATATGGACATGCCTCATAGAATGGTAATAACCATGAGCGCCGTTTATTATATGTCCCAAAAAAGTCTTTAGCCTTCTGATGTACATAAGAACTATATAGACCACTAGAGTCTTCTTTTTCTAATATAACACTATGCCAATCATGGTTACCAAGTGTAAACCGTATTTCTGAACCAACTGAACGCGCTTTTATGCGTAAGTTATATAAATATGCGTGTAGAAGTGCTTCAATATTACCTATAGAATCTTCTATGACAGAATCTTCACGCGCTCCATCAACTATATCTCCAACTATGACAAATAGTGTCTTCGGCTTTATCCATTCTATGCCACCTGATGCGATACCATTCATAATAGAAGACACTTCAACAAATTCTTGACCACTGACAAGTCCCGCCTGACTTAATAGATAATGGAGCTTCTTCAAATCCGCATGAACGTCACTAGTGGCATAAACATCAGCGTAATCTGTTTTTTTTATATTATAACTAGTGCCTGCGTTTAAAGCTGCTGCTCCAGCCTGTATTCTTGAAAGAATTGGAAAGGCACCTTTGTTATTTAAAGACTGAATCTCAGCTACTGTGAGTAAATGCTCATCCATATTGTAATTTACACCTTATTTTATAAGATATAAATTAAATTACGTATAAAATTTACCAATATCTGCGACCACCAAGCATTGTCTTCTGGTTGTAAAGTGCTACCGTCGGGTCAACGCCTCCAGCCCAAGAAGTGTAGGTATCGACGCTAGACAGGGGCGCAGGACTGGGAACAATCACGATGTTGCCGCCGCCCTTCTTGCCATCCTTACGTGCCGTTCTGCGGGCTTGTTGTGCGGCACGCGCTGTCGCAGCCTGCGCTTTTTGGTGACGCTTCATAGCAGAGCGGACACTTCTATTGCCGCTGCTGTATCTACTGCGCCAACTGGCTGATGTGCGAACGGTCGCGCTGCTTCTACGACTGCTCTTTTTACTGCCTTTACTACTTTTCTTGCTCTTACGACTGCCTTTACTGCCTTTACTGCTCTTGCTGCTGCGTCTTTTCGGGGCGGCTGCAGCTGCAGGAGCAGCAGCCCGCTTCTGGTCAGGACGCAACATACCGAACTCAGGCTCATCCTTGTGAACAAATTTGCATAGTTCACCAGAAGCGTGGGCGTGTGCAACATTACTATCCTTGCACTCACGCATGACCTTGCCTTTGCGGGGTTTGGGTCCAGGAGCGGCTGCTGCTGCTCTAGGCATCGGGGCTCTAGCCTCAGCTCTAGGCGCAGGCTGAGCTCTAGCTGCAGGCTGAGCTCTTGGTGCAGGCTGAGCTCTAGCTGCAGGCTGACCTCTAGGCGGTCCACCTCTTGGTTGTGCAGCAGCAGCCCTAGGAGCCAAAGCCCGCTGCGCCTCAATAGCCGCCTTAGCAGCGTGATTGGCGGCTACACGGGCATTATGCGCCGCGCGCTCAGCAGGCGTCATTGCAGCCAAGCGCGCCTTTTCTTTCTCCTTTTTTTCAGCACTGTTGCGGTTCATCTCATCCGCCCAAGAAAAAGATTCCGCCTGCGCTTCTAAAAGCGCCAGTTGGGCATTTGTAACTTTTGGACTAGCCATTTATATTTAACGCGGATTTTAATTATACATTCCAATCAGTGTTCTAACCTGAGTGCACCAGCTATTCCATGACAGAATTGGAACCGCAGTTGCCTGAATAGAGCGTTTAACAATTACATTAACAACTTCAAAGGAATGACGCAGATTAATTCCATTGTAAACCATTGTTAAATCGGCAGCACTGAAAGACGGCTTCTTAAGGCGTGCATTTACGCTTTCATGTAGATTAAATAAATAGGCGCGGATGTAATTACGTACATCTGAATATTTGTCGGGAATACTTACTGGATTAGCAGCAATATATGCTGTCAGGTGTGTTCTGCAATCTTCGCAGGCAAGAGCTTTGGGCAGCGTTGTTATTATTATTTTCCAGGCTCTGACCTCATCTCCTTGTAAGCCAGGTAATGGAGCAGTTCCCGCCCTTTCAGCAAGAGCATGAAGCAGCGTCCAAAAAATCGGACCCCATTCCATATTGGACGGGACGTTTACCGGCTGATTGCGACACTTACACGGCATTCTTATAGCATTATATAAAATATAACTGTATAAAAAACGCCATCTCAAGAAGATTACTTCTTGATGATAGCAGCAGCCTTCACGGTGTCCTGTTGAACAAAATCATACGATAAACCCCGCTCAGCAAAAAATTCATCCGTCGCCTTGCGTTGCCCCGCCCAATGGTAATAGTCATCAAATACAATTACGCCGCCAGTAACAACTTTGTCGTAAAGTTTCTCCAGTTCAAACTTACTGGTTTCATACCAGTCGGTATCCAGACGCAGAATCGCGATTTTCTCAGGAATATTAGCGCCGTCATTAAGAGTACTCATTACGTCACCAACTACGTAATGCAGCTTGGAGCTGTCATAATTAAATTCATTAAGGCGCGCCTGCACACGTTCTAAGCTGCAATAGCACCAATTGTTAATATCATCACTAACCTTGTGCTTAGACCACTCTTCAACCACCATCTCATTTGTCATCTTGTAAAACGGCGTGTCACTAGAAGTATAGTCATTTGCGCCGGGTCTAGTAAGCCCTCCGAACGTATCAAACATATAAATATCTCTTGTTTCGTTACGGCGCATAAGCTCCGTTATCCAAACCGCCTGAAAGTTACCCTCTTCAACGCCGCATTCAACCAGTGCCCCCTCAACGCCTGTGTCCAAAACGTAGTTTAGTGCAGCTACCCCGTCCATTATCTCTTTTATTAATATATTTTATACTTAAAATAATAACAGCATTAAATAGGTATGTCTAACAGAAGTGAAAGCAGTCGCAGTCAAATCTACCTGAGATGTGAAATTGTCCAAAATGAATTACGAACTCCTATAGTGCCAAACGATATAGTAAAATTAATAGCGGCAGGTTTCACAGTCTATGTTCAAGCGTCACCCAATCGCGTTTATTCGGATAATGAATATGAAAACGCCGGAGCATT